TTACATACATTTTATCATAACTTCATTATAAAATAAATCACTAATATACTTATAGACATTATATTTTGAACGAAGTTTAACTTCATCTTCTACTAATCTTTGGTTTGTATAAACCCCTGTCAGCCCATGAGAATTAGTGATAATAGTACTATTCCTGTTACTGTCAGTAGTAGTCTTATCATTCTGTTTATAGGTATCATTATTTGTAGTCCTACTCGTTCCCCTGTCAGTCTTCTTGTATTCTCCTGAATCGAAAGCCATTCTGAAGTTTTCACTATCACCAGTCTCGTTCAATGAGTTAACCTGCTTACCATCAAGGTTCTGCACCTTGTTGACATTATCATGGATTGTACGTTCATCTGTCTTATGGTAGTTCTCATTAGGAGTGTAATCCTCGTTCATAGCCCTATTGTACCTGTCAAAGTTGTTGTAGTACTTCCTGAAGAAGTTATTAATCATCATCTTCAGCAGGTCATGTTCAGGGTACATAGGAGTATTCAATGCACTTTCACTTAGAATCGTATTAACCACTGTATCATGGTCGATACCTTCAGGTAGTATGATTTCATTGAATAAATCATTATCATACAGTTTCATCAGGTTGTTCAGGTTCATTGTCACTCGCTCCCTTCTGTTCTTCAGGCTGATTAAGTCTAACTTTTATATCAAGTCCGAACATCTTATTTACGTTGTCAATCTCTTTCTTGACATTGTAGTACCAAGAATACACATGTGAACTAGTGCATTGATTATTCACGTTGACTTCATCTACATTCAGTCTTTCTTTCTTATCTGTATTCGCATTCTTGATACCGATATATGTTAAGAACTCATTGTAGATATCATCTTTAGAATCCTGCAATTCATCTACAATATAAGTGTTCTTGACATTATTAAAGAATAAGTCAGGCTTATTGATTGTAGACTTAGTCTTAAGGAATATAGCAGGGTCACCAGCAGTGAATTTATCATAAGCCTGTTTTGCTGAATTGATTTCACTGTTATCATTACACAGGAATAGGAAAGCAACCCTAGAATTGATAAGATTAGTAGATATAGCACCGTCTACATTAGCAAGTTTACCTGCGTACATATTGATAACCATATTAAGATTAATGAATGAATCAAACTCCCACCCAAGATTGACATATACACAATCCACACCAATAGTCTTCTGAAAAGAACCTAGCACGTTATTTGCAATCAAACACTTAGTCGGTTTGTTATATACATTATAATATGATGTACTACACATAAGTGGTAGTACCCCTAATTCTGTTTGACACACACAGAACCCACCTCTAATAAATAATTGGTTAAGCATATAATCCCTGTCCCAATTATCAGGTAGATTCTCAAATTCAAAAATCGAATAGCAAAGATGAAGCAGTGCATTATAATAGTGCCAATATGATAATGAATCTTTCATCTGAACATCTGTAGGCTTCACCTTGCTATATTGTTTAACCAAGTCTTCATATCTCATTACTTCATTATTCAATGTACATACCCCCATTCAAAGTATCATTAATAACTGTCTTATACTCGTCAGGTGCTTTTGTTGACACCTGTATTCTAGATGTCTGCACATATCCACTTAATGAACCTATATTTCTTACTGCATTTAAAGGTCTGCCAATAGTTGCAGCAACCGTTGAAGGGTCAACATTAGTGTTATGAGCCATCACTAGTACTAGAATATTCTTGTAGCATTCAAAAGCACTTGAACCACCCATACTGCCTACACTTGAAGGGTCAACACCAATAGCACTTCTAACTGCATTGAAACCACCTGCAATAGCGCCAATAGGGTTTCCGGCTGTTCCACTCACAACAGCTTGTGCAACACCTGAAATAGCACCCATTACATTACCTTTTTGTGATGTACCGACCTGCACCGGATATCCAATTGTACACGTACCTTTAGCCTTCCCATCAACTAGATATGTGATTTCACCTGTGAATGAATCTAAAGTAGCCTGAACAGGTATAGAAGACTGTCCCTGGTAGTTGTCAGCATTAAGAGCAATAAACCCATATCCTGGTAGATAGATAGCAAGTGCAGTAAATTCTGCACGGTTTCTGAAGTCACCAATAGGAAAAGCCCACGGAATCTTAACATTATAATTTTCACTTAGTGAGTGATATGGAATTGTACCGACTATTTCTGTCCAAAAGTCACCTGCAAGAACAATTGACTGTCCCTTATGTCCATAAAATTTAGGCATATAGATGCAACTTGTAACTGTATTAGATGTATTACCAATTAGTGAAGCTATTAAATTACTTGTAATCAGTCCATCTGTTTCGCCTGTTTTAACAAGTTTCTTATACCAATCTCGACAAGTCTCTACAAATTTATCAGACATCATTTTTCCCTGCAATTTCGTAAGTGCGTCTTCACTTATACCAACAGAGGGGCATGAATCAGTTCCAATATATGTAACTACATACGCTTCTTTTAAATCAGGAAATACAGGTGTAGAAGCACTCTTTGTAATGGTGATAGGGTCACTGCTTAGTCTGTAATCACTGATACCTGCATCAAAATCAGATGTACTGAAAAGCACAAAACCACTTGAACCCAGTATATCATCTTTCCAAGTAGCCATAGGGTCAATCTCGCAATGAACCTCGAACAGATTTTGTCTCTTAGTGATAATATCTGTCACATAATAATATCTTCCTGCCCATTTAGCATAGTTATCTTGATAATCCCAATATTCAGACTGAAAGACAGGTGAATACAAAGAAACGTCGTCCAGAAGAACGACATTTCTATTTGAGCCACCTGATGGTCGCTTAGTGGAATTCTTACGTTTATTGAAGTTTCTATAAACTGTCACTTCCATATTGCTCACCTACTAAGCTAATAAGAATACAACGGCATTTTCTGTCAAGTCATTATAATACATTCTAATCATATGGTAGAATACATTGTAATACTTTCCTGCTGCATTGATAGGAGATGTCAATGATGTATATTTATTCTTAAATGTACCCATTGCCTCACGGTCGAACAAGATTCCCATAACATTAGTCTGTGAAATTGCCGTACCACCTGACGCAGGCTGAATGTTGATAGCGTCAGGTGACTTTAAAGCCTGCCAAAATGGTACAGTCTGAAAAGGAATATCAATCGCAACTTCCTTCATATTGAATGCTTTTGAATTAATATCTGTCTTAAGTGAATTAACTAAATCAATATAAAGCATTAGTCTCTGCTCTGATTTAGGTGTATGTCTAGAATAGATATTGTTCTGTGTGTCACCACCTGCAAATGCAGTATCGTTGAATAATCCAGCCGTCATGTATTCCATTGTAGAAGATAATGTATTGATTCTTCTAACAACATATTCTAGAAATGCAGGAGTATTCAATGCATCTTGAGGTTTTAACGCATCTGTTGATGTTAAACCCATTTGCGCATTATACTCTGTAACTAGATTAACGACCCTATTAGGTCTCTGTGTTTTTCTTTTTATCAATTCAGCCATGTAGTTATTTACACAGTTGATTGATAAGTTTTCCATTGCTAATTCAATACGATTCTGTACTTCACCGAAAATACCTGAAATGAATGCACCCATAGCACTAGAATCAACGAACGCCTTTTCTAGTTCATCAAGATGTACTGTAATGTGACATTGCCATGGAGCTTCATTTGTAAACAGTAATTGATTAACTTTAGGTTTATTAATCTTGTACTGGTCAACTGATTTACCGTCTACAAGATTGAAAGAATCATCTGCTTCAGCGTCAGGCATTGCTACCTTCAATTTCTGTAGGATATTACCCCATTCGATGCTATCTCTTTCAAAGTCAGGGAAGTGTGAGTGATAAGCCCTGAATGATACGATAGTACGACCAATACGGTCAGTAAGAGCATTAATGAAATTGTTTTTAGTTTCATTACTTCCTAGTACTGTATTTCCTAGGGCAACTAAACCAGCATTATTGACAACTGCCATGGTTTTTGACCCCATAGCCTGCTGTGCAACTTCATTAACGATTGTATAAATCTGTGTAGCAGTTAAAGCCATAAAATCATCTCCTTATTTATTGTGTGAATATCTAGAAAAACCAAGCCATGCATTGTCTAGTTCTTCCTGTTTCTTATCTTCTAATCCGTAGGAAAGCGCCATTTTCTCCTTCTCTACCTGAAGGTCTTTCACCTGCTTCTGTAGTTTTTCAATTTCTGTAGTCTGATTATCAAGCATTTCTTTCATAGCAATGTATTCAGGAGTTGTCTTGATATCTACACCTGCTTCAGTACCAGCACTTGCACCCTGTTCATTATTCACTTCATGTTCAGAGTCTGAATTAGGTGTTACTTTTTCATCTTCATTCATATTGTTATCTCCCCTTTCTTTAGAATTAAGGTGGCAATGAGGGAATCACCCTGTTACAAGCCTTCTGAGCCCTGATTATGTAACCCACCTAAGTTAAATATACTACATTATATGTAAGTAGTCAAGTTTCAGGTTGTAATCCTGATAGAAAAGATTACCCCTGCTTCTATATGATTCCAAGTAGTGCCAAAAGTCTAACTTGAAAGACTTCAGTGTCTGCTCGTCATATGATACGCACTGTGCCTTTCTTCTACAGCAGAAGATTATGTCCTTAGACTTATGCTTGTAAAAATACATATGCTTATAACTGCATATCGGTGTCAGCTGATTATAGTTTACTTTCTTGAGGTCACCGAAATAGTCACTCGTGAAGTCATTCTCTAGTGACATATCATAGAATGATGTACCCTTAGTCAGTTTATATAGTCTAGTCTTCATCTTCATGTCGGTGAAGTTCTTATTCTTCAAGTCTTCATAATAGATTCCACGTTCCTCGTCTATGAATACGTGTTCATCTTTCATCTTCATCTGTCGGATTACTTCAGGTATGTTAAGAGTACGCAGGATATCATCATCAAGCGTATTCGCATTAGAAAGCATGATAACCTTTACTGATTTTGAGTTATCAACAGTACCGTCTGAATTGAACTCCCTGTTACGATTGACGGTTTCAATCGCATTCATGAGTAGCATGAACTCATTCTTCATCTTTGACATAGGGTTAGTATTGATGAACTCGTCAAAGACTATGTACTCAACGTCACTAAAGTCCATACCACGGAATTTACCGAAAGTAGATAAAGCACCTGCATAACCGATTATTTCAGGGTTCTCCTCGTCCTCGTTATCGGTAATGACTGCCATATCCTTGATTACCTTCAACTGTATATTCGTTCCCAAGTCAGCATTGATTGCCTTGAAAGGATTGCTGACAGGTGAACAACAGTTCTCTACTTCTACTTCACTTCTTCTTAGATATATGAATCTGTTTCTATTGGTGTGTGCCCTTATAGCAAATTCCTTCAATGAGCCATAAGTCTTACCTGTGCCTCGACCACCAACGAATATATACAAAAGAAAATTGGGATAAGAATGTATCCTATCCCATACGTTGAAGTAGATATTAGAATTGGATATCTTCTTCTCCATTGTCTTTCTTTTCCTTGCGTGCATTAGGTAAGAGTTCAGCACGTAGTACAATAACACTTGTAAAATACTGTTTCTTTCCGTCCTTCTCTAATACTGAAGTATGGATTGAACCTTCAAGGAGTACCATGTCTCCTTTCTTTACATATTTGTATAAGACTTCAGCCGTCTTTCCGAAGGCTGTTACAGAAACAAATTCTGTCTTGTCTTTCCCCTCTGAAATAGCAAGAGTATTTGTAACGAAACTCTTACCTTCTCCATACTTTCTAGTTTTCCATTCAGCGCAGGTTCTTCCTGCTAAGATTACTTTATTCATATATTTATCTCCTTTTCTATTAACTCATTTTACTAATAATAAAACCAACTGCAATTCCAACAAATAGCCATAAGCTGATATATAATCCTAAGTCCATTAGAAATTCTCCTTTGCTATGGTCTGCAAGCAGTGACTGCTAATACTGATTCTTTATTCATTTTCTGAACACATATATCCGTTACAAGCCAATCACCGATATGTTCATTCACGAATCTAACATCACTCTTTATCTCATTTTTATAACCCATGATACCATAATACTGTAGATGAAGACATATAACTTCAGTGTCTTCTACTCTAGAAAGTACTTCATTTACTCTCATTCATAATCACCAATACTTTCTTTAAGGTCTTCTGTACAGTGAACAACGATTTTCCCAAAATCATCACCAATTCTGAATACAAGTGCATTAATAATATCATCATCTAGTATTTCTAGTAAATCACACAGGTCTCCTGCTGGTTTGCATTCAATAACCTTGTATCCGTTGAAAACAACATCTAGTAGTTCGTCCTGTTCACACATCATTAAGATATCATACAATGTTATCTTATTTGTTAGTTTTCTGTTTGCCATAATCCTCTCTCCTTCTTATTCTGATAGATTTTAGTTTTTTCTTCTATGATATCTCGTAGCTCCCATATTGTTACCCCATAGATATCATACAATTTAATAACCTCGTCCAATGTGAATTGGGACTTTCCATGCAACTTATTTCCGACTGCCTGTCTTGAAATACCAAGAAATGAAGCAATCTCACCATACGAAGCATATCTTAATGTAGTACTGTTATACATGTTATCACCTCTCTTTCTGTACCTTAATATTACTATATTTTAAGAATAATGTCAATAAGTAATTTTAATTATTTTCATCATATCCAAGCCATTTTACAAGACCTACAGTATCAATAGGCTTGTCACCTGCCCTGTCTTTGTACATCTCCCATATAGTCTTGATATCATCTATACTCTTCTCTTTCTTGAGCGCATTTTCATAGAACTCGAATATAACACTAGAAGATAGATTATTATCTAACATATCGTTCACGTGTTCTTCAAGAAATGTTCTGAACATATCTGTATCATCTAGGCTTATATGAAGTTGTTCCTGAATACCTTCAATAGCACCACGGCTTCTGTTTGTAGGAATATACTTAATACCTTCCAAAGAAGAAGTCTTTGAAGCAAGTTTCAGGTTTCTATCCAGCAGTTCTTCATATATTTCATCTATACTCTTCTTACCAATCTTTGAAAGACTTTCTGAATATCGTGGTTTTTCCATGCCTGTTGTATTCTGTGCAAATTCATATGCAGTCAGGGACTTCAGCTTCTTAGGGTCACCGATTTTCTTTTCAAGTTCTCTGAATCGCTGGTTCAGTCTCTTATTCATAAGTCTTAACTGATTTTCAAGTCCTGCCTTATCTCCTGCCTTCTTCATATCCATTATTGTTCTTAGTCTGTCTTCCTGCTTAGCACTCTGTCTTCTCTCGAATTTCTTACTCTCTTCAATTACTACATCTTCATATTTTCTTCTAGTCTTATATCTTCTAGTATGTACATACTTCTTTCTGTTCTTACTGCCCATATTCATATTCCTCCTGCATTCTATTGATTATGTCTAGCATAGTATCTGTGATACCTAATGTGTAAGTAGTGTCTACAATCGCTAGATTGCTAGCTGTAGAGAACGTACAACCATTGACTGTTATATTATGAACCTTTGCTGAATTGTACTGTGCAATCGTTCTTCCTGAATTGTAGAAAACCTCGTTCTTTTGGAATCTTCTTAAACCACCCTTCCTTTCTAGTTCTTCAGCACCTTTCTTCTTGCTTAGTCCTGAAACTGTTATACCTAACTTGCCATTCTGTGAGTATGCATATTTCTTAGCACCTAATGTGATGAACTCGTCATATCCTTTTTCCTTATCGAATATACCCATATAGAATCTCTTGCCGTTGACTTCTGTATAGTTTCTGATTCCTTTTTCTTCACACTCATTATTCAGTCTTTCGTTATAGGCTTCAAACTCTGTATCATGATTACCAATATACTTGACTGAATCTGTGTCACAGTAGATTGTGTCAAGTCCTGCAATATTCAATCCGTCTTCAAGCTCTCGTCTTGCATAAGCAGTGACAAATACTCCCCAAGAATAGTTAAGAAAAGACCTGTGGTTCTTATAATACTTGTCTAGTGCTTCCTTCATCTCTTCATGTGTCATTTTCTTTTCTGTATACTCTCCGTCATGATACTCTATTTCTGTGTTAAGTATATTAGTTACAGTCATACCATAGATAGAGTTAAGTTTATTTTTAGACTTCATATACTCATAATAGTGTTCTTCATCACCTTTTAACTTAGACTTCTTCTCAAAATAATACATGATTGTATCTCTTAATTCCTTAGGAAGCATACCTTTTCTCGAGTAGTAGAAGTCCTTTACTGCTATCCTATCATATTCATACTGTTCATTGATTATCTCTAAGTCAACGTTTGTAAGTGCTATTGTAAGAATATCTGCATGCATGATTCTACCATTATACACTTCCTTATCATCACCAATCTGTAGACATTTAGATAAAGGAATGTATGGAACAGGCTTTTCATGTTTAAGTCTTATATTCTTGAAAGTATATCTACCTATAGTACAGTATTTATTATTATACTCATTGAGCATATTAAGACTTCTCATGATTCCATAATCCCACTTACCCATAGGATATTCACGTGCTATCATCTGAAAAGGATATGAAGACGATAAATCATAACTTCCTACTAACTTCAGTATCAAATTAGTAAGATATCTATTGCCTGCTGTATTTCCACCACGGAAGCAGTCTCTAAGAAGCAGGTACTGTTCTAATGTCAGTTTAGACCTTAGAAAGTTCTGCCTGTTATATCTGTTCTTTGCCATTGCCTTTCTACAGTCTCTTCTAATATAGCCTGTGCTAGTCAATGGAATAGTTGCTATGTTATCTTCCTTTAATAGTTCCATGACACACTCATATAATCCTTTTACATCATTGAAGCAGTATCCTAATTCTACTTCATTTAATGGTGTGTCAGGTGTCCTGAGAGTAGCATAATCTAAATCATCTATACCCTTGTAGTGCATGGTGTTAGGTGTGTTTTCAATGAATTTAGCAAGTGACATATTAGATAGCTTATATGAACATCTGAACTCTAGATGTGCTGTCTTTGCCGTTAAGATACTTCTACTTGCCATTGCGAATACATCTGTAAAGTTGAAATAGTCCTGAATGAACTGAAATTCAAAACTTAGATTATGTACATATACAACTACTCTTTCACCTTCACTTAGTTTATATGCATTGACAACCCTTTCCATGAACTCCTGCAACTCTTCCCAACGGCGACCGAAAACGACGTTACCTTCTATGCATACCTGCCATATATACATGAATGCTTCATAGTGACCGTCATTATCTTTAGGTATCTTACTCGTCTCTATGTCAAATGTCATAGGGTGTCTCTGATACATCTTATGCTTGCCACTCTTTACTATATCCTTCTTGAGTATCTCAAAAGGGAACTCATTCCAATAATATGCATACTGTATACATCTAGTACTCTTTAATTGTGTATCACATCTTATATACATACTCTACCTTCCTTTCATACTGTATTCTAATTATTCCATTACCCCCTTTTAAAATCAAGTTGAAGTTGAAATTGAAAATTTTCAAAATGAGAAAATGAAATGAGATTTTGAAATTTTCAGATTGCCGGTTTAGGCTTTTCCGAAATCGAGAAATCCGAAATCAGATTTAGG